GTAAGAAAATATTTGATAAGGTTCTGGAAGCAATGCAACCAGAGTTTGATGATGAAACTCCAATCAATCCTTTTGACTTCTGGCAAGGTGCAAACTTCAAGTTGAAGATTGTGAAGAAGGATGGGTTCTGGAACTATGATAAGTCTGAGTTTGATAAGGTAGTGCCTTTGATAGATGATGACGATGCATTGGAAGCAATATGGAAGAAAGAGTATTCACTCTCTGCCATTACTGCCCCTGATCAGTTCAAATCTTATGAAGATTTGGAGAGACGTTTGAAAACTGTACTAGGACAAAAACCAGTTCAGTCTCCTAGATTAGATGAAGAAGTTGTTGCTGAAGCTGAAGAACCAGTTGCAGTTGCTGCTCCTGTTTCATCTTCTAGTGATGAAGATGATGCTCTTAGTTACTTTCAAAAGTTAGCTGACTCTTGAGATATAATCAACTCTGCTTGACTCTCTTGGTCATAGCAGCATATATCAATCTACTCAAGTAGATTTATGAATACAGTCTAATATTTTCTCCTCTCTTCAAGGTGTCACTCACATACTGAGTGCCACCTTTTTTATATGGCATGTTCTTATCCATGTCATTCTGAATCACATTTAAGTATTGTGATTTAAGTAAGTATATATTTCTCTTTTCATCCTCTTTGGCAGATTCATAATCATAGTTTGTCACAGATTGCAACATGCTTGCTGCAGGTATGGTGTCATATGAATTACCATTATAGTACTCATAGTAATATGCATTACCAGTTCCCACTGCTCCCTCTACAGTGAAGATGACCTCTTCTGTTCCTTCTATTTCTGGTAACTTAATATCTGGTATTGCTGCTAAATCATATGTGAATTTAATTACCACACCATCCACACTGTAGATAGATGTGACAGGGAATCTTCCATTATAAACATCACTAGATACATTTTTAATAAGAACTTCTGACCCTACTGTTAAATTTTTAATGCCATTATACATGGTGACTGTGGCCACCTTTGCATCATTACCAGAAATTTGATTGACTTTGGTATTGGTTGCTTGGATAAAGTTACCATTAGTCCTCCACTTGTTGGGAGTTTTTAATCCACCAGGTAATATCACACCACCTTTAGAATCTTTAATTTCTTTTGTCTCATGGTGATGAATGCCAGAATATAATTTCTCATAAGTGCCATACTTTTCTAACATTGTTTCATCAAAAGCCTTTTGAGGTAATGGCCACTCACTTTGTATATTGGTTATGTTATTAGAAAGTAATACCACCCAATCTAATGTAGGGTCATCATAGTATTCTGCAGCTACAGTATCAGGTCTATCATCACCTCTAACCACATACTTTTCAAAGTAAGTTAGATTTTGTATGATATCAGGACGTAACTGTCCACGCTTAAAAAGATTTTTTACAGTGATAAAGTTAGATATGTCATGTGCAGGAGCATTACGATTGACATATTCAAAGTCTGGTACTTGTCTGAAGTAAGAATTTGTCATAGTTAGAATCCTGTTCCCTCTTTGCCTTCATCATCATTCCAGAAATCATCATTGTATATTGGAGTCATCTCTAAGAATCCTAGTGACACTTGATAGGATGTCATTGATCCATCACCTCTTCCACCATCATCTTCATAGGTGCTATAGGAACCATCTGGAGTATAGTCCACTGTAAATTGATTCAGAGCACATATCTTTATATTATTTAAGAATGGATGAGAGTCTCCATTCTTATATGTATATTTAAGTTTCCAAACATTAGGACTCTTCAAAAAAATTCTACTTGTAGATCTTTTAGGAGCCATTTGTTTTTTAAAGAATCTAATGATTTGTTTTATCTTATCTGCTTCCTTTGGTTCTCTAGGTGTGAACCTATAATTATAATTAAATGATCTTAGATTAGGTCCATTAAATAATACTTCTAGGTTATTGTTTATTGTCAGTCCTGTGGATCTTCCTATGATGTTGGCTCCTATTGCTTGTCCTGCAAAATATGCTTTGATTGTATCTTCACCAATAGCCTGTGCTGCAGCACTTAAAGTTCCTTTAGTAGTCTGCAATAAACTAGTCAGATCAAAACCCTCACCTGCTATTGCATTACCTAAAGTGGTCTGAGCCGCAATAGCAGTTGAAGCTCCTGCCAATTGAAGAGGATTTAATTCATTGTTACCCCAACCAACACTATTTGATTCTGAAATACCTGGTTGCATGGGTAGACTTATCACACCCCTTCTCTTTTTAATTCTTTTGTCTATGTCTGTTAGTTTAAATAAATTTGAAGTTTTTCCAAAATCACCTGGTTGATAATCATAACAAGTTATCTTGAGAAAATCAAAGTTGCCAGTGTCCTTTTGATTAATTGGATATCTTGCAATAAAGAATCCCTCTGGGTCTTTAGGAATGTCAGCTTGAATCTTGCTTAAATCAATTGTAGTGCCAGGAGATTCCTCTTGATTAGATTTAGATTGATTTTTATTAGTAGGAGTATAATCAATATTTGATTGTTTCTTTTCGCTTAAATTATTATATAAACTATCAGTATTTTTGGTTAGATTAGCAAAGTTCTGTTTATTTTTTAAAAAATTTCTCCCATCTTGATTTAAAGCTCGCCACTTACCATTTTTATATTCTAATTTTCCTGGTTTAAATCCAGATAATTTTTTATTAGCAGTCGCAGTTATTCCATCAGAGGTCACTCTTAAATCCCAAATTTGAGTGGAATTCTCAGCATTTAAAAAATTTAATGCACTTCCTGTGTCTGTGACTGACATGAATATCTTTTTAGTTATTTAGTCTTAAAGTTTGCATAAGGTAATGACCTTAAGTAATCTATCTCATCATTCTGTATCACATGTAAATATCCTACAACCTCATTCCATGTATAGTTTCTTGATGTGCCCCAGTGAAAGTTGATACCTTGGAATCCCCAACTCTCTACAAAGGTAACAGCAACCAGAGGGAACTGATCATAAACACCAGGTGTTTTTGCATTGTATACAAAGGTATAATAATTACCTGCATCAGGAATGATCTCTGTCTGGGAGAACACCTCCATGATGTTCATCATAATGTCATCAGCATCATTTAGTTCTTCAACTTTTTCTTGAAGTTCTTCTGTTCTTTCTGACATTATTTAATACCTAATTCATCTTCTGTGATAAGTTTAAATTCAATTCTTCTATCCTTGCAAAACTCATTTGCTGCCTTCCACTTTGCTTGGTTGACTGCATATGTTTCACACTCATAGATGTATGATTTAGTCACTTTAGATTTTTTCTTTGGAGGTTTAGTTTGCCTCTTTGGTTTCACTTCAATCACATAAGTCTTAATTCTACCATCATGTTCTCTTACTTTCATCAGAAAGTCTGGAAAATATTTGTGTGGTCTATTATCTACAGGAGACATGTAAGGAATACTTATCTCTTCAGAAGCCCATGCTATGATACTTTCAGTAAGGTCACAGTATTTGCAGAATTTACGTTCCCAACTACTACGACATATGATATTATTTGGATTGCCTTTATATTTTTGAGGGTACTTTGGTGTGTACCAACTCTTAATACTCTCAGCCATCTCTTATACATAATATATAATCTAAAATATTTATAGATGGCAGGTGTTCGTCCAGAAAAATTAAGAGTAGATGATATAAAATCTAGGTTACTTAATGTAGCTCAGACCTCACAATATCGTTTGACTTTATCTGTGCCAGCAGCAGTTAGATCTAGAGTGCCTAACTTAGGTTCCCTTGATTTTGATAATGTTAACTTGTCTTGTTCAGAGGCTAATCTACCTGGTTCATCTCTAGCCACTCATGATGTTACTAATGATTATCATGGAGTCACTGAGAAGATGGCTTATAGGAGAATCTATGATGATGTTTTGGGGTTGACATTCTATGTGGACAGAGACTACAATGTAATTACATTGTTTGAAAGGTGGATTGATTATATAAGTGGGATAACAGATCCTCAAACTTATAAAAGCCCCTTCACTAATCAAAGAGTATCTTATCCTAAGACATATAAGAATGATATATTTGTAACTAAATTTGAAAGAGATCATCACTCTGATGAATCTACTATCAGGAAAAAGATATTAGAATATACTTTTGTTCAAGCTTTTCCTAGAGACATCACTGCTATTCCAGTTTCATATGAATCTAGTCAAGTTTTAAAGTGTAATGTTTCTTTCTCCTTCATGAGATATGTGGTAGAGAAACTAGATGTAACTGGAAGTACAGTTGTTGCTTCATAAATAAACTACATTATAAAATATTATGCCATTACCAACCATTGTTACACCAACCTATGAACTTGAGTTGCCATCCACAGGAAAGAAAGTTAAGTACAGACCCTTCTTAGTTAAGGAGGAGAAGTTACTTGTCTTAGCACTAGAGTCAGAGGATACAAAACAAATCAGCACTGCTATCAGAACAGTCTTGAAAAATTGTATACAAACTAGAGGGATAAAGGTTGAGACACTTCCTACTTTTGATATAGAGTATTTGTTTCTTAATATCAGAGGCAAGTCTGTGGGTGAGGAGATTGAAGTTAATCTTATCGCTCCTGATGATGAGGAGACTCAAGTGCCTGTGACTATTAACATAGATGATATTAAGATACAAAAGGATAAGTCTCATACCAATAAGATTAAGTTAGATAATGAATTGGTGATGGAGATGAAGTATCCCTCACTAGATGAGTTTGTTAAAAGTAATTTTGATTTTGATGATAAGATTGGAATGGATGAGTCATTTAATTTAATCTCATCATGCATCAGTAAAATTTATAATGAAGAAGAGGTATGGTCTGCTGCTGATTGCACTAAGAAAGAGATGACAGAGTTCTTAGAGCAGATGAATAGTATGCAATTCAAAGAAATTGAAACTTTCTTTACCACTATGCCTAAGTTATCTCATAGTGTGACCTTTACTAATCCAAAAACTAAGGTTGAAAGCACTGTAGTATTAGAAGGGTTATCATCTTTTTTCGCATAGGTATGGTGCATATGGATCTGGAGAACTATTATAAACTTAATTTCTCCTTGATGCAGTACCATAAATATTCATTAACTGAGATTGAAAATTTAATCCCTTGGGAGAGGGATATATATGTTGGGTTACTTCAACAATATCTTGAGGATGAAAGATTAAAGCAACAACAATCCAGTAGTTAATGGCTCCAGCAACCACCAGTCCAGTTAAAATACTTACAGACTTAGGATATGAAGTCTGGGAGATGGAGACTGACGCTGATATGCTCAGAGCTTTAGTAGAAGCAATCAATACTTTAACTATTACTAATCCCAGTGATGGTAGGATTCCCATATTACAAAGTGCAGTAATAGAAATAAGAAAAGGAAGAAGATCTGCATCTCCTAGTAAGGGGATAAAAGTTACTGAGAAGAGAAAAACTTTAAAGGGAAGTAACTTTATTCCTAGAGCAAAACCTGCTCCAAAACCTAAGGTAAGTCCAGTAGCAATGTTACCTCCAGCACAAGAGGAGGAAAGTAATCAATCTATATTTGCTGGATTGTTGAATGGATTAAAGGGTATAGCATCACTACTTAAAAATATAGCAGCGGTATTAGGAATACAATTTATATTTAAAAAGGCACTTGCTGCTAGAAGACGTAGATTAGATGCCATTGAAGCAAAGAAAAAAAGAGAACAAGAATTGGAAGGTGATGATGAAGCTGGTCTAGGTGAAAAAATTAAAGAGACTATTACTAAACCAATAAAATCTTTCTGGGATACCTTATTAAATTTTTTCAAGAACATCATATTAGGGTCAGCAGTCTTAGGATTCTATAAGTGGATGAAAGATCCTAAGAATCAGGAGACTATCAAAGGTATTTCTGATTGGTTAGAGAAGAATGGTGAGGGTGTATTAAAAGGTATATTAGCGATATTAACTTTGGGTATTGGATTTAGAGTTTATAGACTTGTTAGTAGGATTGGTAAAGCTGCTTTTAAAATATCAAAGATTGTAGGTAGAGTTACTAAGACTGTCCTTCAAAAACTTCTTGAGAGATTTGGTAAAAGAGCTTTACTTGAAGGTGCTGAAGTTGGTACTGACGTTGCTGTTGCTGGTGCAGGTAAACTGAGTAAAAAAGCTCTTACTGCAGCTGTTGGTAAAGCTGCAAGGGAGATAGTTGAAAGAAGTGGGGGAACAATTCCCATTGATGATGCTCTTAAGATTGCACAAAGACGATTTGGAGTGAAACCATCAGTTGGTAGGGTTATTGCTCAAAGATATGATTCATTAATAGGTCTTCGTGATAAAGGAATTAGACTTATAAAAGGTGGTATTAATACTGCTTCTAGGGTTGGTAATATTTTTAAACCTTTATCTCCTGTTGCTCAAGCGAGTTTAAATCCATTTAGTAAAATTCTTACAAGAGCAAGAAGTGTAAAAAATTTATTTGCAAATCCTAATTTTGCTAAGTTTGCATCAAGAACAAAACCTCCAGTTACATCAATGCCAGTTAATGTTTTTAAAGAAGCAGACACTGGATTGGATTTGTTATCAAAAGGTGATCCTAAATTAGCAAAATTAATTGCAGAGGGTTTAAAGAAAACTACACTAGATCCATTAAAGGGAATTGCAAAACCAAGAAATATTTTAGGTCAGTCAAGTGAGATGGTACTAGATGCTGTTCCTACTAATGCTTTTCCTAAAATTGGAGAGAAACTTTTGAAGGAGGGTGGTGAGAAAGTTGCCACTAAAGGTTTGATAAAAGGTGGATTGAAAGGTTTATCTAAAGCACTTCCCTTTATTGGAACTTATTTAGATAGCGTTGCTATGATAGAGGAAATAAAGAAAGGTAATTTTACTGCTGCTGGATTATTTGGAGTAGGTGCAATCACTAGTCTGATACCAGGTGCTCAAGGTATTTCACTTGGAGCTAGTCTTAGTGGTATAGCAGCTTCAGCTATTGAGGATAAAGTGAAATCAAGTCCAGATCTTTCTATGAATAAGAAGAAAAAGGAGGTCAAGGTTGTCGTTGTTCCAACTGATACTGGAGATGAGGGTGCTTCTAGTGGATCAGGTGGAACTAATAGCGACATTCAACAGATAAGTTCTATTGATGCAGGAAATGCATGTATTTCTTCTGTTAAACAAACTTGTGGGGTGTCAGAATAAGAAATGATTCTACCACTTCTCTCCACAGGTCTTAAAATATTTCAGGCAACCAGAAAGAAAGCATCTTCTGGATCTGATGTAGCGACTAGTATTACTAGTAGACAAACCACTGTGAAGGGTAAGAGTGTTGCTAAACCCAAATCAATTGTTAAGGCAAGGTCTAATAAAATATCTGCTACTAAATTTTTACAGACTACACCTGACCCTAGTAAGAGCAAAGCTACATCTAAGGCAGGAGTTTTTGAAGCATTTGCATCTATAATTAATACCATTAATAAATTCCTCTCTAATATTCTATCTACACTGATAGCTGATAATAAATTAACAAAGACAGAATCTGATGATGAAAGAAAAAAACTAGCACTGGTTGTAAAGAGGCAGAGAGAATCTAATCTTGAAAAAGGTGGAGGTGAAACAACAACTACTACAAAATCTAAATCTAAATCTAAGGGTTCATTCCTTGATAGAATAATTAAATTTGTTACATCTGTAGCTATTGGAGCATTAGTTCTTGCAGTATATAAAAGACTCACTGATGTAATTAAATTTTTTAAGGATACTTATGAGGTTATAAAAGGATTCTTTGAAAAACTTGGTGAGTATGTATCACCATTGTGGAATATATTTAAGTGGATAACATCTAAATTTTTAAATATATTTAAAAAAGTTGAGCCAAGTGATGATGAAAAATATGCTGATAAAATAAAAAAAGAACTTAAGAATCAAGATAAGACTCTTAAGGATGTAGAAGATGAGGCTGGAACCACAGGAGATGAGGTAGATGATATTGAATTAGAAAAAGCAAAGACAGAGGCTGAGGATGATAGAACTGCTGTAGAAAATTACAAATCTGACATTTCAAGTAATGATATTGTAAACACTAATCCTGTAATTAATATTGCAAGTAGTGATATTGTAAACACTAATCCTGTAATTAATATTGCAAGTGATGATACTGAAAGCACTGTAAGTGATAAAACTGTTGATGATACTGTAAGTGAAATTAAAATAGTAGATACCAAAAAGGGAGAAGTGCAAGGTGTGGAACCACCAAAACCAGAAAGACCAAGGGATGAGGTTGGGAGTGGTGAAGGAAAAAAAGTAGTTAGAACTAGGAGACCTGGTACAAGAGAAGAACAAATTACTTTTTTTGAAAAACTATTAAAGAGATCAGAATCTAGTTTAGAAAGAACAAAGAATGATGCCAAAATTAATTCTGCTAATAGAAAGATAGATTTTGCAAAAACACAATTAAGATTATTAGGTGTAGAGGAATTTGCAGATTATGCTGGACCAGAAGAAACAATATCTCCAGAAGATAGAGAGGCAGCAGCAAATGCTATCAAGAAGTCTGGTGCAATAAAGCAAATAAAAAGTTCAAGATCATTTTTCATGGATGAAACCAAAGTAATAGATAAGAAAAAATTATCTTCTATTGAAAAAGTTTTAGAAGAACAATCATCTGTAAATAATAAATTAGCAGATAGCATTGCACTTCTAGCTCAAAGTGAAGAGGAGGATGATTCTCCTATCATAGTTCCCATACCTAAACAAAAAACAAAAGTTGTTGGTGGATCTAGTGGTGGTCAGATGATAGTCATGGGAGGTGATGATGTAAATAGTACTATGAAACAGATTCTTCACAATAAATTAAGAGCATTATAATTATGGCATCCATACTAAGACCAGGTAATATAAAAGAGTTCACCATTAATGGAAAGAATGGTAGTGCAGATCTTTCTGGAAGTAAGAGTGAACATAATAGTAAATCTACTTTAGCTGATATAAGATACTATGAGAATGTATTATCAAATATAATTACTTTGACAGTGGGAATCAAGGAGACTGATGATCTTTTAGATAAACTCCCTATCAGAGGAGGAGAGAAGGTAGATATTATATTGGAGGATTATAATGGTAGAAAATTAAAACCTACCTTGCATGTGAACAGGGTAAGGAATGTTGTGTCAGATACTTTAGAGAACAATTATTTCTTAGACCTTGCCTCTGAACAATATTTTAAGAATGATTTGACTAGAGTGGTAAAAAGATATGATGGCAAAATATCTGAGAGTGTTAAGAAAATAATGAAGGAAAAGTTAGATGCTGATGTTGATGTTGATGAGACTTTAATTAATTACAATTTTATTGGTAACAATAGAAAACCATTGTATGTTTGCACATGGTTGGCATCTAAATCTGTGCCAGCAAAACCAGGTGAGGGCACAGCAGGATATCTTTTCTTTGAAACTCAAGATGGGTTTCAATTTAAATCTATTGATGGATTGTTCTCTCAAAAACCAAAGAGAAATTATGTTTTAACAAACACTCCATTTAAACCTGATGAATATGATTCTCAAATTCTAAAATATTCTATTGATAGGGACATTGATTTGCAAAATAATTTAGCTGTGGGATTGTATTCTAATAGAAGTATCTACTTTAATTTTTATGATTTCAATTATAAAGATCAAGAATTTAATATCAAGAATGAGGTGGTAAAAACTGGAGGTAAAAATTCTATTAGTGTTGAAAACTTTGGAGATGAACCATCAAGAATTATGACTAGGATTCTTGATATTGGAACTCTTCCTGCAGGAAAGACTTCTAAGGATGAGTTGGAAACTTGGAAGAGTGATCCAACTAATCCTACTTACAATGCTCCTAAGACCATGGTTCAGTCTGTGATGAGATATAATCAATTGTTTACCATTAAAATAAATATCACTGTAGCAGCAGACTTTACCTTAAAAGCTGGTGACTTAGTTCACTGTGATTTTCCTGAAGTGAACACAAGTAAGAGTTCTGGTTTGAATAAGGAGAGTAGTGGCATATATATGATAGCAAGTCTGTGTCATCGCTTGACATCAGATCAATCTTCTACTACTCTTACATTAGTAAGAGAAAGTTTTGGTAGACAACCATTCTAAGGAGAATTATGAACACTTACAAGCCTTACATTGAACCAGATGGAAAAGAACATGTAAATCACAACATGAATCAGTACACTGAAGATGATTTAAAAATGCACAATGATGCATTTCATCATGATGAGAGTGAGGAGGTGGATCAACCTGGAAGTATTAATGATTGGCATAAGAGACATGAAGATCAAACACTAGAGGTGTTTTGTGACACCCACCCAGATGCATTTGAGTGTAGAGTTTACGACGATTAATGTTAGAAAATTCCTTAGCTAAAACACACTACCTTGGACGTGATGGTTATGTCTGGTGGATAGGTCAAATTCCAAAGCAAAAGAATTGGATTGACAATATAGCTGAACGCCCTACTGAATCTAATGAAGAGTTTAAGGGATTTGATTATAGATATAAGGTTCGTATCATAGGGTATCATCCACCTGAGGTGGAGGAACTTTCTGATGAAGATTTGCCTTGGGCAACTATATTATTTCCAGTTACTGCTGGATCAGGTCAGGGTGGTGCATCACAGTCTCCTAATATTAGACAGGGGATGTTTGTTCATGGATTCTTTTTAGATGGTGAGGATGCACAACAACCTGTCATCACAGGAGTGTTTGGTGTCAATCAGTATGCAGAAATAGAACGTAATATGGGTCCACTAGGTCCCTTCAAGTTGTTCAGTGGGCATGATTCTACAGACTCAAGTAACCCTGTCTCAAGATCTTGTCTTCCAGCCAATCAAGACCAAGCAAACACAGATGGAGTAGCAATAGAAAGCACCATTGCTCAAGATCAGGATGTATGTGGTGCAGATCTTGAAGCAGCAAAGGATGATAAAATACCACAGAATCAACCAAAGGGTGAGGACTGTGATTTAAATAGAGAAGTTCCAATACAAACTATTTTAAAGAATGCTCTTAATAGAAAGCAAAGACTTGAGAGGGCAAAGAAACATTGGGAGGAAAAAATATCTACTAAGGTTGGTAATGTTAAAATAGATGTGTCAGGAGCTCTAAAAGATATTAGTGATCTAGAAAGATCAATTGATGAGACAATGGCACAAGCTCAAGAGGATATTACTGGTGAAGTTAAAAGAATAACAGATGCCATTCAAAAGAATGTTAATAAGGGTATCAATAAAGCTATGGCAAAAGCTTATGCCAGTCTTCCAATATCTAAATTAACTGAAGCAAAAAAGAAAGAAGATAAAGCTTTTGATGATCTCTCCTGTGCTTTCAGAAACATATCAGCTAATCTTTTTAAGATGGTTGGTAAGTTTTTGAATCAATCTATTAATAAACTTATTAATGGTCCCATTTGTTTGATTAATAATTTTGTTGGGTCATTGTTGGGAAAAATTAGTGGAGTGATTGATGGTGCAGTGGATTCTATTCTAGGTCCTATCAAATCATTTTTATCATCTGTTGGTGGAGTTAATGATATAGTAGATGAGTTAACAGATGTTGCTAGTAGTGCTTTTTCTTTTCTTTCTTGTGGTGCATCTCCAAATTGTTCTGAGGTTCAATCATGGAGTTCAAGTGAAGGAGTTGTAGCCCCTGACATACTTGGAACTTTAGATATTCCTGGAATTATGTTTAAAGCTAAAGAAGTTTATTCAGGTATTAAAAAATCCATAGACAAGTTTAAAAATATAGGAGATAGCATAAGTCTTACTGTGGAGAGAGCTGATTTTGGAGATGTTTTTGATGATGCTAAAGGATCATGTAATGTAGGTCCACTAAGATGTGGTCCTCCTACCATAGAATTTTTTGGTGGTGGTGGGTCTGGTGCAGCAGGTAATGCCATCATAGGTGCTGCTGGTACTCTTTTAGGTGTAGATGTAATATTACCTGGTAGTGGTTATACTGATGTTCCTTTTGTAGGATTTAAAGATTCATGTGGGAAGGGTGGAGGTGCTTCAGGAACTGCAGTTATTAATGATGGGCAAGTTGTTGAGGTCATAATGAATGAAACTGGCACAGGTTACATACCTGCACCTGATGGAAGTCAAGGTGGTGATGGCACAACATGGGCAAAATCTGATGAAACTACAGTTAAAAAAGCAGATGGCACATATGAAGTACCTTACTCACCAGGAGAAGTGATAACAGTTTGTCCTGGCGATGAAGTGACAGAACCTGGTGGTAAAGTGATTCTTATAGAAGGAACAGAATGCACACAAATTACTGCCAAATCACCTGAGGAGGTTGATATAGATAAACCATTCCCCACCTCAGATACTGGAGAGTATCCTGTTCTTCTTACCATAGATAAAATAAATGTTGTTGATGGTGGATTTAATTATGATTGTTCTAAAGACACTGTGGTAGTGGAACCTAATAATGGAGCAAAATTATCCATAGGGAGATGTGATACCTTAGGAACTATTAATACAATAAGTGTTGATGATGGTGGAAGTGGGTTCACAGATGATCCTAACATTTACATTCAAAGTGAAAGTGGGTATAATGTTAAGTTAGTACCAACATTTAAAGTTATTAGAGTAGATCAAGATCCAGATGCTCCAGTGGTATCTCCTGCTGATACTATTCAAGTCATAGATTGTGTAGGTAAATTCTTATGACCAAACCAATTAATTATCATCCCTATAGATTGGGGAATGAACATGCGGAGGTAAAATTTGGACACATCATAGAAGAAAAACAGTTTGCATATTATGTTAGAACTGGTGATGATGGTGGAAGACATTACTTTAGAATGAGATCTAATGGAGATGTCAAACAAGGACAAAAAGGTAGCACCAATTTTCATTCTCCTGGTAGTTTTACCATTGATTGTGGACAAGATATAAGAGGAGCAAAGAGTAAAGATGGTGGTAAGATAGTAAATCCACCAGCATATAATTTACTAGCACAGAATGGTGATATTAATATTGCAGCTCCTCATGGAACCATTAGATTATCTGCTCAGAATATAGAATTATATGCTACAGCAAGTGATGGTAGAAATGGAATTATTAAACTAGATGCTAGTGAAAAAGTTAATATAAAAGCTCCTAATGTTGATCTTAATTCAACATCAATGTTAAATTTGTTTTCAGAAGGTCAAGTTAATGCAGTAGGAAAGAGTATTATGAATGTGTATGGGGGACTCATGGATTTTGCTGATGGTGCAACTGCAACTTTAGGATCTAAAACTGCAGATAAAGCAGCAGCTAAATCTGGCAAGTTATCTTCTGCCTTTGAAGATAGTATAAGAGATGTTGAACTATCTTTGGAGGCAGCTGCTAATGAGTTAAAGAAATCAAAATTACCAGCAAAATTAAAACAGATAGCACAATCACCTGAAGTTGCTGAACTAACTAGTCAGGTGAAGGGAATAGCTGGAGACGTGGAAGGTCTTAAGAGTGTGTTTGAAAAACAAACAGAAGAAATGTCAGAAAAATTTGGCAATTTCTTTAAAGATAATTTATAGGAGGTATTATGAAAGTTCCAAGTATAGAAGTTGGAAAACAATTTCAAGTAGGTGCAGGAGAAGCTAAGTGCTTAGGTAAAGGAACAGATGCAATAAGAGGATCTGGTTATGTGGAGGGTCCTGTGGAGATTGGTGATGATGAGGCTTTTGATGATGAAACTCCAGTAGCAACAGTGATGATAGGTCCTGATGCAAACACAGATACTGAAGAACACGCTAAGAGATCCCTCCATGTGAAGGGGAATGTTAAGATAGATGGCAATGATTTAACTCCTAAAGCTCTCAATGTTGACGGTGATCAAGATAATACAGGAGATATACATCTTGGAGGAAACCTAGATGCAGATGGTAGGGTTACATCTGACTCAGGTACTCATATTCTTTCAAATAAAAAAGACCTCCCTTTTGACATGCCTCACCCAAATAAAGAGGGGTGGAGATTGAGACATGTTTGTATTGAGGGTCCAGAAATTGCTGTTTACACTAGGGGGAGAGTATGTAATGGAAAAAATGTAATTGATTTACCCTCTTATTGGAGGGGTTTAGTTGATTATGAGAGTATGACAATTCAACTCACTGCTGTTGGTTCTCATCAGAATGTGATTGTAAAAAGAATATCACCCATTGAAGGAAAAGTTTATCTTCAAGCTCAAGGTGGTATGCCAGTAGATGCTTTTTATCATATCATCGCTAAACGCATAGATGATGATTTGATTGTAGAATATGAGGGGGATAGTCATGAAGATTATCCTGGTGGCAATGAAGGGTACTCCTTCAACTGGGAGAGTTCTAACATGGAAAGGATTGTTAGAGAAGTAGCCAGAGAAAAACTAAATGAATTAGAGGGTTAAATTATGGATGATGATTTATTATCTAAGTGTGTCATAGACACCAGTAAAAGAACAGTGTATTTGTATTCAGATGGAGGTGAGAAGAGAGTAGTGAATTGTCACACAGTGGATGAGTTTATGAATGTACTTAACTTTGTACGTGATAAGGTAGAGGAGGAGAGGGTATTTTATTCAGACCCTCTCTGAGGGAAAATCAACTTTTAATTCCAAAAAAGGGGCAAAAAAAATCTGGGCAAAAAATTGCCCTATTAGTTTTTTTCAGATTCTAGTTCACGCTTCAATTCTTGCTTCATTGCCTCACGTGCACGAATTGCTTGTATTCTAGCTGCCTCTTGTTCGCGTTGTTTTTCAATTTGTTTCTTTCTTGACTCCATCTCCTTTTCCCTCTCATCACGATATGTAGATGATTGTTGCTTACGATCTTCTATTTGCTTTTTTTGCTTTGCTTGGAGTTCTCTCCTCCTTTGCTCCAAATCCTCTTTTAGATCAGAATATGATTTCATTTCATTGACATTTTTTAAATATTTAGTTGAATATATATGTGATGATAAATAATCTTAACGGATAACGAATTAGTAAAAATGGGTC